TCGATTGGCATTTCAACTTCGCCCAACGCATCAACGGGAAGCCTAAAGTCCACATCAATAATCGGGGGCGCAATAGGTAACGGTCTATCGGGGTCTAAATGCGGGAAGTTAGCGGACAAAGCCTTTAGTTGCTCAGTAGTTAGCTTTTCGTTTAGGTCGGGGTCGTCAATCTCAATTTTACCGTGTGCCTTTTCGATACGTTCTAAAAATGCGCCTATCAAAACAGAGTAGTGATAAGGCCATCTTTGTTTACCGCGCCAGCACATAATGACTGGATTGTTTTCGTTTGCCATTGGCTTAATTTGTTTTTTGCTTGAAAAAATCGACATAGGAATTGCCGCCTGTTTCGCTACGATGTTGGTTTTTTTACCGCAAGTTGTGCAACCCATTTACCCGCCTATTGCTATAATATCGTTAATCGCGCTGTTGCTTTGTGGTACAAATGTAGTCATTTTGGCTATATCTACAAGTGCTGCAATTCTATCGGTCAAATCTTTATCTAGGAATGTCGGGTCTTTGCGTATCAATTCATTCACTAACTGCAACCCCGTGTTGTGTAGTGTAACCCTCCACGGCTCGATTGTAGCCCGCGACATAGCCAACTGTGCATCACTCATAGCGAATAGTTGGTCTGCATTGGTAACGGTGTCAAATACCTTCAAAGCAATCGGATCGCTTGCGTGTATGGTGTTCAATAACGAATAGAACAACCCGTGAATGATTATCACGGGGGCTTGCGATTCTCTTGCAAGTTTTATCTGTTCCCAAATATCGCTTTCGGTTCTAAACTCAAACGATTGAGGACGTACTAAAGATGGCACTTGCTCATAGTTGCCGTAACGTTGGAAAGCAACACGTTTATATGTCCAATCCCATAGGTCGAAGATTTGCTCCGAAATGCCGCGAACGAAAGCAAATTGAGCATCGCGATCTATTGCTATACCCGTTGCCGTCATATCTTCACTGCCTTTCACATTGGTATTGGATGTATGCAAATGGAGTATTTGCCGAGCCTTTTGCGTGTCTAGTTCTATTTCTTCACGAATGAATGTTAAACCGTTAACGGGTGCTTCCACAAATTCAACAGGCTTACCTGAATAACCCCCGACACCTTCTAAAGTCCTTTCGGGTTTGGAGTAAAGAAAAACGCCCGTTGGCGAGTATGGCACTTTGTTCCCCGAACCCCCACATTGGTGGCAATTACCAGCCGCAAATCCGTCTAATTTAGTGACCCACTTACCCATTGAACAACGGCCTAAGTCGTTTTCAAAGTCGCACGGGTCGGCCATCATTATTCTAAACGGAAAAACAACCCCAGCGATTGAAACTTGCAGAATGTTTTTATTCGTTAGGGCAAGGTCTAATAAGTCCACCGCGTAACGAAATGGAGAAACCCAAAACACGCTGCCATTAGTTCTAATATATGGGATTCCTTTAAGCGTGGTAATCGGCATTACGCCATCGCCATGTTCATAGGAATAAGCCATTTGGTACGTGTTATCGGGGGCTTTTCCGTACTGCTCAAACTTGTAAATGTGGGTCGGAGTGTATAGATACAAAACCCGCCCTTCTAGCTTTTCGATATCACCAACAATAACCCGCGATTTGTCGTCACCAATAACCAAAACCAAGTCATCGCGCCTAATCAATATCTTTTCAGACGGGTGGAAATATAGCGCGGGTTCAAATTCTTTGGTGTCCTCAATAACCCGTTCGCCACTTTCCAAAGCAACCACATTAAACCGATACGGCCTTACCGCTATCATTCCGTTAGGGTCGGATAGCTTAATAGTGGGCAATACCGATTTGATGAAATACTCCAAATTACCCCAAACAGGGAAATCCTTTTCGGTGTAATCTTTTAGCCCATCGCTGCCATCCTTCCAAATGATTTGCCAATTGGTATCTATAAACGAACGGCCAATAACAGAAAGGAAGTCCACCCAAACAGGCAAAGTAGTGCATTTGTAATTGTCCAAAACATACTTCATTTGTTCGGCCGTTGCGTTAGGGCTACGGTTCACAAATAGTTCTTGTGGCTTATGGTCGGGGTCTACATGGGGCTTAATTCGCTTGGCTTGCTTAACAGCATCGACGTACTCATTGCCGTAAACCTTCGCAACGTCCTTGCCCGATTCCTTTTCACGTTTAAGAAAGTCGGCTATAAAGTTTTGAGCGTCTTGAATTTCCATGTCGCAAATTTAGTTATTTTTTACCGTGTGCTTTCTTGCCCGTTTATTTCATCAGTCCAATGCTCGCACATTTCGTAAATCATACTTTCAAATGTGTATGTCGGTTGCCATCCTAATTCAGTACGCAGCTTTGTTGAATCGCCTTTTAGGTACGGCAACTCCTCCGCACGTAAGTATTTCGGATTGGTGGTAACGTAATCGCGGTAATCTAAGCCAAAGTAACTAAACGCCAACTCGCATAGTTCGCGTACCGTGTGCGCTTCCATCATTGAACATACGTAATCTGTAGGCTTGTCAAGTTGCAACATGGAGTGCATCACTTTGATGTAATCTTTAGCGTGACCCCAATCCCTCGAAGCGTCTAAGTTGCCCAACTCTAATTTGTCCTGTTTGCCGTGCGCTATCATTGCAGCAGCTTTCACTACCTTGTTGGTTACAAAGTCAACACCTCTTCTTGGGCTTTCGTGGTTAAAAAGTATTCCGTTGCTTAGGTGCATACCGTAAGCCCTCCGATAATGTCGAACTACGTTGTAAGCGAATACCTTTGAGCAACCGTAAGGGCTAACAGGATTGAGCGGTGTTGTTTCGCGTTGGTATCCGTCCTCATCGCAACTAAGCCCGAACATTTCGCTGCTACTTGCTTGGTACATCTTCGCATTCGGGCAAACCCTTCGCATTGATTCCAACAAGTTAATCACGCCAACGGCATCGGTTTGAACGGTGAACTGTGGAACGTCAAAAGATATTCTTACGTGTGATTGTGCTGCAAGGTTATACACTTCATCGGGCATCACGTCTGTAAGTATGCGTTCCAAACTTAGCGGGTCTGTCATATCGCCATAATGCGTATGAAAGTTCGGGTTTGAGTAGCAAAGTTTAAGCCGCTTAGATTCTTGCACAATGTTTGAGCTTGCGCGAATCATGCCATGTACTTCATAGCCTAAAGAAAGTAGGTACTCACATAGGTAGCTGGAATCTTGCCCAGTTGCGCCAGTTACAAATGCTTTCATATCGGAGTACAAATTATATCCAACTGCGAATCTGTTAACCCTTGATTGTCGTAGATATTTCGGTAACGATAACCGTTGTAGTTTAGCCAGTTGTAAATGTCCGAACTGTCGACCCCTTGTCTAACTAATGCGCCTTGATTTATCTCAATTAGCATGGTTGGTCTGTGCTTTCTTATGGTTACCTCCGCGCCTTTCAAAGCCCGTAATTCCATGCCCTCGCAATCCATCTTAATGAAATCGCAATTGGGTATGTTAATAGAATCCAAAGTAACGCATTGAATGTCCCCCTCTGCGATTGCATGAGTAGCACCCGCGTTAATATCATGTGCTAATCCTATCGTGTGCTTACTATCGCTTATTCCACGCTTAAAACATACCGTGTTTTCCCTGCCTTTCATGTTATACTTTAAACATTCGTATGCTTTCGGGTTTGGTTCAAATGCGTAAACCGAACCACGCGAACCAACGCGGTTTGCATAGTAGATAGTATGGTCACCAATATATCCGCCTATGTCAACTACTGTAAACCCGCGATGAATGTAGGCGTCCAACAAAGGCAACATATTTTGGTCGTGGTCAAGTCTACCCTCTTGAATAACCCATTTTGAAATGTGGCTATCTGTCTCAATCAATGCGACTTTTTTCCCGTTTGGAAGTTCGTGTATTATCATTTGATTTGCGCTAAAACATCGTTAGTAATCCCGCCCCAACTCCAAAACTGCATGGCTTTTATCTTTGGCATATCCGCCTTGTAAGTGTCTTTGAAAATGTAGTTGTTCGATTCAGTCATTTCAGCAAATGCACCCATTACATTGAACTCCGAAAACGAACGATAAGGTACGCGGCTAAGGTAGGCATCTAACGGTAATTCGTGCAACTTTTCCAAATGTTCACAAACTGCTTTGAGTGTATCCGTGCGATAAACCAAAGGCATCCTTCGCATATACTCCCATTCGATTAAACACTTCAACGCGCCCTCTGTTATGGATTGCCACGGGCATTGAATCTCTGAATAACGGGTTTTCCAAATTAACGGCTTGCCATCAATTAGGTATTCGTTCACGTCCAATGGTTCGATTGCAATTACATCGCTATCCCAAAACACAACCGCGTCTGCATCGGTATATTTCCACGCTTCGAGTTTGGTTAGCTGTTGCCCAATATAACCATCTTGAAGGTCGGGTACTTGAATAACCTTTTCAGCCGTTAGGTGTTCTAATCCACGTGTGTTTGGGGTGCAAATAACGATATTGCGATACCCCGTTACGTGCTTTTGGATAGATGCAAGGGCTAAATGTAGCCACTCGTAATCCTTTTGGTAAGTACGGCAAACTATGTCTATTGTCATTTAATGTTTTTCCTTATAAATTGATAAACTTCGCTTGTTGCTTGTTGTGGCGTTATCCGTTCGCGATACCCTTCAACCCATTGAAAGTAGCGTGTCATAAAAGCCCATTCGTTGTGGTCGTATTGCACCGCGTGGCGTTGGTGGTAAAATATAGGCTCTCGAACGTAAACGACCTCTTTGCCTTGTTTAATGAAGCGATATGGTAACCAATAATCCCACCACGTTTGACCCATCGAGAACATACTTTGACAAATTACGGGATAAAACTTTGAGTGAACAATAAAGGCATCAAAGCCTAATTGATACCTAACGGACGGGGCAAAATCTCCGTTGTGGTCTTCGCGGTTTGCAATTACCAATCCGTTAACGCTCCAATCAAAATACTTCGCAAGGTTGCCCGAATTGTCCTTAATCACAATATCAGAATTGATAAGCATAACCGATTCAAGTCCTTTCTCTTTTGCGTAATCTATGAAAGCTGAAATTGGTACATACGGGGATTTGAATAACCCCTCCATTGTTCGCCAGCATTCTACAAATTCAACCTTTGGAAACTGGTCACGCAATACGGCTATTTCAGTTGGTGAGTTAAGCGAAATTACTTTGAACCCGTTATCTATCCATGATTGCACCGCCAAAGGTTGAGCGTGTGCCATTGAATGCTTTGGCGAAATCGAAGTAAGGGCTATTCTCAAAGGTTCAATTCTTTTTTCTCAAACGCATTAGGCGTGTAATACCCTTTTTCCATTGCATTCTGAATATCAATCTTTGGAACTGCAAATATAGAAACGGGTAAAATTGAGTGTTGGCAGTTGTAACCGCCCGCGTTGGTAAATATAGTGCTTTCTGTTGTATCGGGCATTCGACCAGCCCACCCGTTTTTATTCTTGCATTCGCCTATGTCCTCCAAACGCCCCCACGCTTTTATTTCGTTTTCGTGGAAAAACCTATCATTCCTTGCATCGCAAAAGCATCGCGTGGTGGCAATTTCACCGCCCACGTAACGATACCAAGTTAACCCTAAATCTTTGGCTACTATCGTGGTAAACGCCCTATCTGTTGTGGCAAATGTATCGCTTACAATTACACGCGAATAACGCAAAAGAGTACCCTCAGCTTCAGTTGTACCCGTAACCAAACCGCGTACTGATTCCAACGCATTAGAGTAACGGCTACCCGTTGCAACGGCATCGGTCAAAGTAGCCCGTAAATCGCTTAATAGAAACCCGTCTAACGATGTATTACTCAATACCGATTCAATTGCTTGCGCCCTTTTAGTTTGGTACGTAGCAGCCGCAAAAGAAGTAATTGAAGGTTCACCACCTATTACAGTTCCAAAGTAGTTTACCGTCCTTGCGTTTTGCTTTATTATTTCGGAGTTGAAATCTTTGACAATTTCGGCATATTCGCCCCGTGTCATAAATTCGCGCATTCCATCCATTACTTGCGTAACCCTTGCGAAGTTTGAAGGTGTCATGGCGAATGCGTTGCCGTCTAATTCAATCGCATCAAGCAGCTTAGTAAGGTGCGCAAATAGTCGGGGTTGGTATGCTTCTATTCTACTTGCCCAAACATCTGGAACACGGGTTAACGCTTCAATCTTATCTTTTAGGGATTGGATTGGGGTTGGCATTTATTATTGTGGAGTTGGTAGAATTAAAAAGCTAATAGTGACAGTAATATCAGAATCCCCAACGGTCGGAACTGCAAGCATAGCTAAGTACATATCCCCACCATCTACCAACGGGTCTTGATTCACGATTGACGTTGGTATAGTCATTTGAACAAATGTATCTGCATTAAAGCCCATGTAGTTACCTTCATAGATTGAGTAACCACCGTTCCCAGCAATTCCAACGCCTAACCAAGTTTCATCATAGGCCACGGAGTTAAAAATAGCCTTAAAACTTGCCGCAATTGGCTGTATGTAAAACCCAGCAGGAACAACCGCCCCAAAGTAATACGGGGCAACCCCTAATGTATAAACTTGTGCAGACGGTATAGTTAATGCGATTGTTTGAACGCAACCGCACCCCGCTAAAGTCATTGCTTGAGCCACCGCTTCATTAAATGGCGTTTGAGTTGTTTCGCTTGGATTGAACAACATAACTTGGTCGTTTGCTGTTATCGCTGCCGCTGCCTTAGCGGGGAAATTGT